GCCGCTCCGGTACCCCGGGTCTTGACGAGCTTGCGGCCGGGCGCCTTCTTCCGTGGAGGTCTCGTGACCTGCTTCTGCATGTTGCCTCGGTGCATCGTTTAAACGCCTTACGTGATGGAGACTGCGATGGAGCCCACGGAGCCGGTTCCGGAGAAGGCGCCGGGGTAGTAGTTCGTGCTGCGCATTGGGTCTTGGGCCGTTATGAAGTCGAGGTACGCCTGCCTGTCGTTAGCCCTGTCGTCGGCCTCTGCCGGAGGATCGGCGTCGGTATCAGGGCGGGCGTCCTTCAGGGCCTGCGGATCAAAGACAACGAACTTGCCGACTTGGTGCTGGGGGTGGTCCTCGTCGACCTCGTCCTTAGCGACAAGAAGGCCAGTCTTGCGGCCGTTGACGTACTGAGGGACCAGATCCCGGTAGTCGACTACGCGTCCGCTCCGGTCGCAGACAGCCTTGGCATACTTGCCACTGGCAAACTGGGTCATTTACCAAGCCGCCATACGTGGTGTGACCCGGAAGCTCGACCGGTCTCGATCCTCGCCAGCGGCCAGCTCAAAGGCCTCGTCGTAGATGACCTTGAGGGCAGGCGTCAGCTGGTGACCGCCCGGAACCTTCATGGACAGGTGGTAGGCAAGACCCGAAACGAGGGCTGGCAGAAAGCGAAAGGGGATGTCGACGTTGTTTGACGCCGCCCCGCCGTCCTGCAGCCTGCGAAGGCGCCAGTAGACGAGCGTGTAGTTGTTGTTGTCGGGGATCGGCCACACGGTGGCAACAGGCGCTGCACGCTGCCGGTCAACGTAGATCTGAACTGGACGCCCCTCGGTGTTCTTGTTGGGCTGGCTCGCCCACTGTGAGACAGACACGCGCTCAAGATGGATGTCCGTCTGGGTGGTCCCAGAGCCCTCCCGAAGAACGGCCTCGAGGACGCCGACGGTGTCACTGGCGAGAGTGTAGTCCTGCGTGCTCGCTAAGAGTGCTACGCTGGCCTCATCGACGGTCCAGAGGTTGACGCCCCTGTTGGCCCAGTCGGCGAGCATGAGGTTGAGGGAGCGCCGGGCAGAAGCCAGCTGGTAGCCCTCCACCATAGAAACGCCCACCCTCTCGTAGGCTTCCTCACAGATCTGATCAATTTGGAGGTCGAAGGCGGTGGTGTTACTCAGTGCCACCTAGGCCACCCGTGAGGTCCATCACGACCCCGGTTACTTGGACAGTGACGTCTTGTTTAAACGTCCCCTGTCCGTCCTTAGCGTCGCCCTTAACTGGTTTGACCTCTCGGACTTGGTCAGCGGGGTGGACGTGGTCAACTAGGCCTTTGGTGTCGTGCATGCTTACCCCAAGAACATCGGTGTGAGGACTGTTGCCGCCGTCAAGATCAGTCCTAGGACGGCGATGAGGGTTGTGAGCCTGCGGTGTTGCTTGTCGGTAACCCGCTGTCGCTCGGCGCGGACGGCGTCGTCAGCGGCCATCTTCTCTGTGATGTTGTTGAGCTTGCCGTTAGCGGTACGCCAGCGCTCACCACACTCTCGTTGGTGCTCCTTGAGCTGTTCCGCTACCTGCTCAGCTCGGCGGTACGCCTCAGCGGCGAGGACGCCCTCGCTGCCGTTGACTCTTGGGCGCGGGTTAGAGGCCGGAGCGCTCATCATCCGCCGCCTACGCGTAGATCTTGCGGAGCTGCAGCATCACCGAGTAGCGGTTGGTTGCTGCGTCTGTTCCAGCGGTTGTGAAGTTGATGTCCCCAGTCTTTCCGGCGCCACTGTTGTTGGTCACAGGTGCTGCGCGGAAGTCGAGGTAGCCGTCACCCGTCAGTGCCCACGCCAGAACATCCGCCGTTGCGTCCCAGAGGACGTCAATGGACACACCGGCCGTGGCGTACCAAACGCGCTCTATCGCTACGCCGCTACATGATTTGCCGGAGCTAGTGTGGGAGTTGAGGCCAGAGACGTCAACCTTCTGGACAGCCGACTCGTTGCCGGAGACGCCATCCGCGATGAATGTGAACTTCATCACAGCGACACGGTCTGTGTCTTGGATGGTTTGTGAGGTGACAGTGTTAGCCATAGTTTAAACGCTCCCTGCCGGTACGGGCTCCCCCGAAGGGGAGCCGCCGGACTCAAGAGGTGGAGGGGAGGGGTGGTTAGTTCTGGACGTAGGTGATCGTGAGCCGTGCGCTGCCCTGTGTCAGCGATCCGCCCGCAGACGTGATCTTTGCGTAGACCGTGACGTCCGCAGTGCCAATGTCGTCGATAGCGGCGCCCTGAGTGGCGTCGGGGTCAACGACTGCCCGGCCGGCTACTTGGAGGTCGGCGATGTCGCCGTAAGCGTCAGGATCGGCAGAGGTGCCAATCTCTAGGGCGTCGGATGTGCCGCTGTCCCAAACGGTCAAGACGTCGACGATCTGGTCAACGATCTGGGCGCCCGCCGGGAGGATGATGGTGGTCGCGAACGCGCTAGTATCGGTGTAGGCGAATGTGTCGGTCTGGGAGAGGACGACCTTGCCAAGGTTAGCAGATGCGCCCTCACGGACGGTTCCGGCCCGAATGGGTCCAGAGAATGTAGTGTTAGCCATGAGTATTACTCCTTACTAGAAAGGGATTGGCCCGCACGTCTTCTAGTCGTCTGCCCCGGCGGCAGTCGTACGGGCTATGTTTAAACGGCCGGGAGATTAGAGCGCTTGAGCGTTGTCCCAAGTAGCCTCAGCTGCGTGGACCTCAGCGACGGTGCGCTTCCACGCCGCGAGGGCTTCTTCCTCGGACATATCCTTGGCCTGTAGGGCGAACTCGCTGTAGAGCTTGATTGCCTGCAGGGCGGCGAAGATGGCTACTTCTGCTGTCATCACTACTGCCCCACTTGGTCTTTGACGAAGACGAGGTCGTAGATCGCGGCCTCGGCAAGCAGGATCATCCTCATCGTGTCAGGAGGGGTTGGACTTGTGCAGACCGGGCTCACCACAGCGCGGGCTCGGTTTACGATGTTGATTTGGTCCCCAGATAGGGCGCCCTGACGACGGAAGATTGACAGGGCTCGCATCGTTGTCGCGTAGGTGTTGCAAGCGGCCGACAGGCGCTTGACCCGAGTAGCGTAGTCGTCGACGTCCGGGTTGCCAGTGTCCTGAGTCAGGCAGGCTGTTAGGCCAAAAGCGAGGACGACGCCGATGGCGGCTAGGCGTTTAAACACTAGGCTTATCCTTGTTTGGGATCAGCCAGACGAGGATCGGAGTGAGTGTTGCGGCGAGGGCCTGCACCCACTGGGTGTCCATCCACTCTGGGACGGGCACGCCGGCCTGCATGGCACCAAAGACGATGGCGCCCAGCATCGCGACGATTGCCTTATCGAAGTTCGTAATCACGGAGTTCTCCTAGGTGGTTGGAGCCGACGGCAGGAGTTGAACCTGCGACCTCCGCCTTGACAGGGCGGCGCTCTGGCCTGCTGAGCTACAACAGCTTGGGGTGAGGGACGGGATTTGAACCCGCACCGACGCCGTCACAAGGCGTTGTCCTGCCGGTTAGACGACCCTCGCCAAAGTTGGTCTGGGTGGATAGATTTGAACTACCGACTTCTGGCTCCCAAAGCCGGCGCTCTTCCAGTCTGAGCTACACCCAGAGAATTGGGAGCGGGGCGGGATTTGAACCCGCGTCACGAGGCTTATGAGACCCCTGCTGGTAGCCTCTCCAGTCTACCCCGCTAAACTCTTTTCTCTGTCGCTTCCGATGTCGGCGCTTGATCGCCTTGCGGACACCAGCCGGCCACCTGTACCAGCGCTTCGCCCGTGTCAGGGCGTCGTATCCTTCGCCATCTAGTTTCTGTCGGTGGCCCGTCATGTTGTTGGCTCCCGGGGCTGGGTTCGAACCAGCGACAAACGCATTAACAGTGCGGTGCTCTACCAGCTGAGCTACCCGGAACCTTGTCTATATAGTCTCCCTTTAAGGCCTTGTCAACCCTAAAAACGAGACAGTAAATTGGAGCGGGCGGTGAGAGTCGAACTCACCTCCACAGCTTGGAAGGCTGGTGCCTAGCCGCTCGGCCACACCCGCAGAGGAAAGGGCGGGGAGGAGCCGAAGCTCCTCCCCTAAGCCATGAAGGAGGCCTAGCCTTAGCTTGCGCCGGGACTTCCGTACATGCCAAGCGGGTCGCTGTAGCCGAAGCTGTAGCGCTCGCGGGCACGGAAACGAAGGTTCCCGGTGTCGAAGTCACCCTCGGTCGTCGTGCTGACGGGCTTCCGCACGAAGTGCTTCATGCCGTCAGGGCACGTCGTAGAGAGGAACCACGCGTTGGTGTCCGTCAGGTAGTGATTGACGGCGAAGCCACCCGGAACGGCACCCATGCTACGGATAGCATTGATGTCGTTGTCCGCAGTGCCAGTGCGCAGCTCTGTCTTGAGCAGGCGCTCGGCCACGAACATCAGGTCCGTCGGGATGCAGAGCTTCTTCGGCTTCGCAGCGATCAGAAGTCCGCGCTCGTCGGTCCAGCCGGCGATCTGAATGATAGCGGCCTCGAGAGAGGTCTCGTTCAGATCCGCGCCGGTCGCGGGGCGGTTGCTGTTGGTTCCACCGCTGACCAGTGGGTGAGCGGTGTTGAACAGAGAGACGCCGTCGCCACCCGCAGTCGAGAAGCCGTTGTTCAGGACGTTAGCGCCCTTGACTTCCTTGGTGTACTGCAGAGAACGCGCGAGGGCCTTGGTGTAACGCGCCGACAGGGAGTCATAGAGGTTATCCTCCACAGCCTCTTCTGTCAGAGCGAATGCCATGGCAATCGTCTCGTGGTTGTACCGGGCAGTGTAGTACTCCTGCGCCTCGTCCCACCCGACCGCTTCACCTTCCGGCTTAACCGGGGCTGCGGCGAACAGACTCAGCTTGGTCTCTTCCTCGAAGGCTCGCTCCGAGTTCAGAACCTCGTAGATGTCACGCCACTCCTCAGGGTACGTGTCGTACGAGATGCCAAAGAGACCGTGCAGGCCCGGAACCAGTTCCTTGAGGAGTTGTGCTCTTGAGATAGCCATTTTTCGTTACTCCCCTTAGATACCGGTAGCGTTTTCGTAGGCGTGCATGCCAAAGTTCCACTTGACGAGAACGTCAGTGAAGGCATCGCCAACCGCCGAGTCCGGCGCGTCGACAAAGCCGACAATGCGCAGGGGTAGCGTGTTGGTGGTGTTGACGGACGAGCCGTCGAGGACGCACGTGCTATTGCCGGTAGCTGTCGAACCGGCGTCAGACGCCATCGCCGCGTTCGCGCCGAGAGCTGTCTGTGCAACGGCTTCGTCGGCCTGCACCTTGAAAACGGCATCCGGATCGTCGAAGACGTACGCGATTGCGTCCGTCGCAACGGTGCCCGAAGGCCAGTACTGCTTGAAGGTCTTCTGGTTGGTGTTGGGGTCGGTGTAACTGCAGCCCATGAAGATGCCGCAAGGGGTCATTGCCGCGTCGGGCACGTCCTTTTCGACAACTCCTGCCGCTACAATCTTGACCGGCGCCCCGAAGAAGATGTTATGCCCCGTCGCGCTGGCGATTGGGATCATGCGGGTGGAACCAACCATCCGCTGACCGCCAATGAGGCCAACTGGGCGCATACCATAGGGGGCCGCTGTTGAGGCCATAGGTCATACCTCCTAAGGGTATTTGGGTTGAAGGGAGGGCGAGGCCCTAGTCGTCAGAGGCTCGCCCGTGTCCGAATGACACCGAGCTACGCCGCTCAGGGCGGTGGATCGGCATCACGGGGTTGCTTTCTCGCATGAGGTCGTCTTCGACGGCCCGGAGCTGGGCAGCGGCTTGCTTGCGATAGTAAGCATCGCGCTGGTCCATCACGGGCCGCGAGGCCTTGCAGAGCAACAGCCCACCAACTTCCATCATGCCCGGATACCTCGAGTTTCGGTCTGGCTGCAGCTGGAGTTCCGGCACATCCTCGGCGCGGACGGGTTCCCAGCCTTCACGCATCGCCTTAGACACGTTCATCTGGTCCTCCGCTCCCATCGAAGAAGTGCGGACCCATCTGAACACCCAATCTGGGTGCTGGTTTGGATCGGGAAGCAGGGTGGGTGGTGACCAAAGTTCGTCGCGCTTCGCCTCTTCACGAGACGAGCGAGGGTTGGAACGAGGTTCTGTAGGCATAACTTACTCGGTCTCCATTTGTGCGGCATAGTGCTTGGCATAGACTTCAAGCGGTACACCCAGACGCTCCGCAACACTGCGCTGGGTCGCCGACAGCGAGATCGTCTTCCGGTTCTTTCCACCGGAGTTCGACGAACGCTGGCTTGGCGCGACAACCGCCTTCCTCTTAGGAGGGGTTTGTCGACGTGGGGTTTCGACTTCGACCTCTTGGCCGTCGTCGCTTGTGAACTTGTGAGGGAAGTTCTCACGCATCGCTGCGTCGAGCTTCTCGTAGTAAGCGTCACTGGCGGGGTCCACACCCGAGTTGACGAGGTCTTCGTGGATCGATAGAGCCGCACCGGTCATGATGTGGTCCTTGTTGAACCACGGGTTCTCGTCGGCCCAGTCGGTAGCTCGTGTATCGACTGGCTGTTGGGGGATAACTTCGGGCGCTGGGGCCTTGTAGTTGTCCTCCCTGATTGATCTCTTCTGCGCCTCGAGGTTGGCTTCTTGGACCATCAGGCGAGCGAGCTGACCCTGCAGCTCGATAGCCTTGTCCGTCTCACCGGACTCAAAGGCGTCTTTGTACTGTCCTGTCAGCGTGCCGATCTTGGCTTTGACGGCTTCAACGCTGGTCTGCGCCAACGAGGAGTCCGTCCGGAAAGCCCGCTCGCGGAGCTGCTTGTTCTCCTCCACGGCCCTCTGAGCCACGTGGTAAGCTTCATCACGCTCCCGCTCAGCGTCATGCCGGCGCCGGGTCAGTTGGTCGATGCGCTCCTGCGATTTGTTCTTAGGCTTCTGCTTTGGCTCGGCTTCTGCTTCGGAGGGCGCGGTGTCTGCGTCCCCCCCTTCCTTTTCCGGAAGCTTGTTCGGATCTTCGTCGAGGTCTACTTCCAGCTCGACAATGTCGTCTTCGTCGTCCCTTACTTCGTCAGGCATAGCTACGCCTTCCTCGTGACGCGACTGGTGTCCTTGACGACTGCTAGAACGGTATCGTCGTTGATCAACCGATACTCATTCCCGTCGACGTCGAGGCGAACACCTGCGTACTTGGAGATGACGACCCAATCGTCGGGGCGGCAGTAGTTCCCGTTTGGAAAACGGAGCGTGTCCTTGTAGGCGTCAGGACCGATGGAAACGGCCTGAGCCAATACGGTGGCTGCGCTTTCGGCTTCTTTTGCCTTGTCGGGAATGATGATCCCGCCAGAGGTCTTGTCCTCAGGCGGCGGCATGCGCACCAAGATCTGGTACCCAACCGGCGTGAGGACGTCGTTGACGTTCTTCTCCGCACTCATGCAGAGCTTCTCCTTTGCAGTCATTTGGGGGCTGACAGTTGCCCGCGCCGTTTAAACAAGCGGTCGGCGAGTCCGTGATGGGCCGTTATTCGTCCTCGAAAGGATCGTCTCCCTCGGCCCGGGTCATTTTCGCGAGGATGTCTTCAAGCTCTCTGCTCGCGTATCGGACACCTTCTAAGCGTCCAACCATTCGCTGGTAGTCGTCCCAGCTCTCGAGGCCATTAGCGATGACCTCGGTGATGCTCTCCTCACGGGCGGTGAGGTACTTTCGTAAGTGGCGAACGAAGGCTACGACCTCGTGGTCCACTAGCTGTTTC